GGGGGGGGGGGTGTCTGAAAAAAAATCTCTCCCCTCTCTCTCAGCGGCCTACCCCCTCCCCTGTTTTGAGCAGGCGGTATCGCGGCGGTGTTTCCGGGACGGCGGCGCGTAGCGGGAAAAGATGGCCCGCAAAGGGCGTTCTAGGGGGCCGGAAAGGGGGCCGGGTGAAGAGCCGAAAGTGCATTCCAAACGCGCCTAGCGCAAAGAAAAAGGGCTTAGCACAAAGGCTAGCTCGCCTCAAGCTCACCGCCGGAAAACAGATGAAAGGGAATAGAGGATTATCCCCCTATTCCCTCAACATCTGCCTTCTAGGCTAGCATGGTTTTTTCAGTTTCCGCAATCAAGCCTGCGATGTCCACTTTCTCCACTGGCTTTTTACCAGCATGCTTCTCGGCAAATGCGCGCGTTGCTCCATCATCAACCATTGCTTGCACCTTTTTCTCCCATGTAGCCAAGCGAGTCGCGAAGGAGAAACCACCGCCGGCATTCTCACGTTCACCATAAAGGCGCAACGTTTCGAGGTACTCCTCAGTATCTTCCGCTGTCCAGTTATGCACTGGAATGTCCTTCATTCCTTCCTTCCATGCCACACTCCCCGGTGGCGTGTAAGCCATAACTTCCTGTGCTTTCGCATTTAAGCCATAGTCAAACATGAGTGCCTTCAGCTTGCCTTCATTAGCTTCCAGAACTGCTTTCACGATTTTATCCGCTTCCACTCCTGCGATAGCGATATTAACAACTCGGCCACCGAGCTTTTTACCATTGATGGTTTCCTGTCCGATCTTACCGATAACGATTGTATTCTTCATAGTGTGGTTAGAACGTAGGAAAAAGCACCGTTATAGAATAGCCTATAACCGCCATGCCGCTCTACGCTCTATGCACACTAAGGTGCGACGATGGACACTGCCACCGACCGTTCATCATCGCTTACTAGGCGTGACTGCTTTATATACTGCCAAAGAACAATAGGCAACCCCAGGTTACCCGCGCCGGATGGACTACCGTACCACCTCCCGCGCCCCGACCATTCCAGCCGGGACAGAACTATAGCACATCCCCGCTATCCTGTCAATGACTTTCCCCCCTTTCCCCTAAAATGCTACTGCGTCTCAGTCTCAACAGGCCAGTTTCCATGAGACTGAGACTCAGTCGCAACCTAGCCGCGTGAGAGGTCCCTTTGCCCACCGGGGGGTCGGGGTTCTATATTATATAACTAACACTCGCGCGGACAAAAACCCAAAGGGGACTTCCCAGAAAGAGCATTCTCCTTTCCCGCTTGCACTTCCCGCTTAACCGCCTACTGTTCCCGCATGCCCGCTCTACGCCCACAGGTCAAACCGCTCAGTCTCCCAGCCGTGCCCACAATTTTCTTCATCCGGGACAGCTCAAAAGCTCCCGCTAGTCCGGCTCCGGCGGGTGGAAACTTGAATCCTACCTAACAGTAACCCACTCGGTCAACCACACTTACCCACCGCATGCAACTTTCACTTTCACTGAGCCTTTCGGCAGGATTTCCTGGGGATTCAACACCGGGTGGGAGTGATTCTGCTTTGCTGCTGGTGGATGGGGTCAGTGGGCTGCTGCTGGCTGATGGTTCTTCATTCCTTCTCTTAACCGTTTAACTTTATGCCTGACTCCGCACTCTCTGCACTTACCGCCAGCACCCCTGGAACAGCCGGTTTGCTCTACACCGTCCAAGGCGGCGCGGATCGGAAGCTAGCCATGACCGCAGCGGGAGCACAAATGCTTGAGGCTGCTAATGCGGCGGCGCAGCATGCACTGCTCGGAGCACTCGCGCAGACGTTTAGTGCAGCCGGTGCAACGTCCGTTCCTGCTGTCAAACTCAGTGGCGCATGGAAGGTGGCCACGGCGGCTACGGTGGCTCAGATGTTGCTGGAAGACCCAACAGGCTCACCAACTGTCTTTGCTGGCGCGGCAGCGGGCACGGGGCTGGGAATGAACATCAAGACGTTTACGGGGAACTATCTGGATTTCCAACTCAATGGGCTTAGCCAGTTCAGCCTTTCAAGTTCGGTGCTGAGCTTTCAAGCTGTGGCAAGTAGCACGCATGGACTGACCATTACTTGCAACGGCTCCGGCGCAATCATCCAAGGGCTTTATAACGGGTCGGCGGTCTCCCGTGGGAGTTTGTCACTGAATGCAGGCCCGACTGCCAACGCCGTGACAGCCATTGGTGTGGCTGGTTCGCCTTCCTTCTGCATTCAGAGCGGCAATGGCGCGGCTGCCGCCAGTTTGCATGGCTCTTTTATCGGAAACTCAGTTTATACTTTTGAAGTCCGGCCAACTCACAAAGACGCCTGGGGTGCTTACACGGGCGCAGGCCATGCAATGTCTATCACAGGAGGAAAAGCCTCGGTGACGACGACAGGCGGGGCTGGTGGTGCGCTGAACCTCACTGGTGGCGCGGCGGGCAGTGCAGGTGCAGCCACAGACAACAACGGCGGGGATGTTTGCCTCGTCGGTGGTGCAGCTACGGGCACGGGAACCATTGGGGCGCTTAAATTCGGCACAGCGACCAGTCAACTCATTGGGTTCTGGAACGTCACGCCGGTCACTCAGCGCACCGGCTGCGCAGTGCCTACCGACCTTGCCACCGCCATCACCGCCATCACCGCGCTGCGCACCGCCCTTAATGAGCTTGGACTCACCACCGTCGTTTAACACTCTTATGCTCACACCCGAACAAACATCCATCGTCACTGAAAACCTCGCTGCTCACAACAGCGCGACGAACGAAAAACTCACCGTTGATGCCTTCGTTGCCGAAGTCGGTATGCGTCAAATCCGCTCATGGCAGCAGGAACGCGCCACACGCAAAGGGCTGGCAATGGTGGAGGCCGTGATGACCCTACCAGAAGCCACACGGCTCACGGCAACCGCTCAGATCGAAACCATCATCGCAGCCCTTAAATAATCCCACCATGCCCCATAGCCTTAAACTCACCAACGGAACCGCTACTTTAGCCTCCTCCATCCTCAATCTGCCCGACACTTTCAAGACACCCGCGGAGATCATGCGGGCGGCTGCACTGGTCGGTCAAATTGACGCCCCTGAAAAGGTGGAGCAAACCGCTGAGTGGGCATCATCCAACGAGCGAGAAATCGCTCTTAGCGAGCAGAGCCGTGACTTGCTCAAGCGAGCGGTTGAAACCCATGCCGCCAAACTCCCACCGAACAAATTCACGCTCTCCCTTCTGACTCAACTCGGATTTGAAGCTTGATCTATGCCCGCGCTTGAAGTCATCACCTACTCAGCCCCCGCGGAGCTCGCCAAGCTGGCAGACCGCGCGGCGTCAGTGTGGAATGATGTCATGCAGGGTTTGGCGGTGCTCAAGAAAGCAGGCTACCCTCACATCACCATCAAATTCGGCTCGGTGGATCGTGCTTCCGACCCTACCCGCGTAGCCCAATGTGCCGACCATCCCGGCAAGCGGTGGACGATCACTCTCGCCAACGACATCAAATGGAGGCTTTCTTGGTGGGACAGGGTTTTTGGCCGTGGTGAGGACACGTTCGCATGCCTCGTCCATGAATTTGGCCACATCTTCGACCTTCCGCATTCCTCCGACCCGCGCGACGTCATGCACCCGTCCATCGGCGGCAACGGCAAGCTGTCCGCCGAGGAGTCTGCCAACTATCGCGAGTTCTTCCTTAAGCACATCTCCCCATGATCCTCTCCATCCAGCCACTTTCCCAGGCCAACGGTGACATCATCCCACCGCCGTCCCGACTTTCCCCCACTTTCCACAATTCTCCTCCACCAAAGAACGAGATCCAGCGGGAAAAGGCCCTCCACCGCACAGCCGCCTTCCTCATCGCCGCTGGCACCAAGCCCAAAGACGCCGCCGCTGAGCTCCAGGTCGCCGAGGCCACCATCTATAACTGGCTCCGGCAGTCTTGGTTCCAGCAAAACGTCACCCAGATCATTTCCGACCACTTCGGCGGCGATGTTTCAGCCATGTTGAAGTCCGCAGCGACCACCGCCATCATCGTCGAAATGGACCTGATGCAGAACTCCACCTCTGACCAGGTCAAACTCAAAGCCGCACAGGACATCCTGGACCGCCACCGTGGCAAGGCCACCAATTTCATCACCGTTTCCAACTCCGCCCTCTCCGAGTCCCCTGAGAAAGAGCTCAAGCGCCTCGAGGACGAACTCGGCACCCCTTCCCTTCCCTAACCTAACCTTCAGTCCCTCAAACCCACAACTATATGGCACTCACTACACAACCCTCAGAATCAATCGGTCTCACTAACCTCTACGACGTTCCCGCCTTCGGTTACATCGCTAACGGCGTCAGCGCTGTCACCCAGATCACCAGCCGCTCAACCGGAGTCACCCTCTCTTCCTACTCCGGCACAATCACAACCGACACCACCTCCCTTGCTGCCCTCGCCGTTGCTACCTTCACCGTGACCAACACCAAGGTCGCAATCGGAGATGTCATCGTCGTCTCCAAGCGCTCTGGCTTCACCAACACCAAGACCGACGTCCGTGTCACCGCCGTCGCCGCTGGCTCCTTCGACATCTCCGTCCACAACATTGACGCCTCCACTGCCGAAGTCGGCGCTGGGATCATCAACTTCATCGTCCACAAAGTAACCGTCTAACCACCCTCCACCCGGCCTGGGTAACTCATCCTTACCCAGGCCTTTCCTCTTTTTTCTTATGACTCGTGATCACTCAGACTATGGTTTTGTTGTTGTTGCTGACACTAATGCGGTCGCGACGGGGAGGTATTATGGCTATCAAGCGTGGACTGCCACGGTGATTGCCGCTATTACTTATGAGCCGGGGTATGAGGGTGATGCAGACCTTGTGGGCAAGACCCTGCCCGCTGGCCTTTATCGCCCGATGAGGTTCACCACTCTCACGCTTACCTCCGGCACTGGAGCCTGCGAACGTGCTTCCTAATCAAGTCCCTGCTGCTATGACATGTCGTTACAAGATTTTCCAAGTTCACTCTGGCGTGCCAGCTTCTTCGACGAGTCTCCCATTCCATGTGCACTTGTGGCTAATGGCGGTGGCTTTCTGCATGTTAATAGCAGCTATTGCGAACTCACTGGTTATGCGGAGGACGAGCTCCTTGCCCTTAAATGGCAGGACATCACCCATCCAAAGGACATTGCCGGAGACCTTGCTGGAACCAAGCGGGTTTACGAGCATACCCGTGACGAGTACACAATGCTCAAACGTTACATCCGCAAGGATGACGAGACCATTTGGATCAATCTCCACGTTCGAGCCTACTCCATCCGTGGGCAGTTCCAGTGCTTTACCGTCCACGCCGTCCCTGTTGTTGGGGCCGGAGCATCCAGGGCTCGAGACGATGGAAAGCTTGAGGTTATCGCCAAAACCGATTGGGTCCGACTGGTCGTTGATAATCCCTGGCAGTCCCTCAGCGCCTTCCTCGCCTTCGCCTTTATCCTCGGACGGGAAAACTTCATCCAGCTTATTGAACGATTAACCCAGATTGGAAAGTAATCTATGAATTCTATAACTGAAACCGCTACTGTTGAGGTGGCCACGAAGCCGTTCAAGCTTGTTGTGCTTGAAGGTAGCCTTTATTTCACAATTTCCGCACTGTCACCTGTTGTGTTGGTGTTGGAGGGTGACAAGGTGCTGGATACTCGGCATGTTGTCGCCCTTGTTCTCGCAGGTCTTGTCGCTGGCTGCACCAGTCTTAAAGCATTCTTTTCCCAAAGTAATTCCTCCAAATGAAAATGTCCCAAGCAATGGTTGTCCTCGCCAATAAAGAGGTCGGAGTTGAAGAGATTGACGGGACCAACTGTGGTCCCCGTGTGAACCAATACAAAGCAGCTACCAATCTTCCTGCTGATGAGGAGTGGCCTTGGTGCGCGGCTTTTGTGTGCTTTATTACACGGGAGGCTATGAATGCGTGTGGCATCAAAGAAACTGCTGGGTTCAAACGTCCGACCACTGCTGGTGCTTGGGCCTTCGAGCAGTGGTCACTCAGGCAGGACAACACCACCCAGACCAGGCGCCTTCACCACGGGGACATCGAGGCGGGTGACATTGTGGTTTTCACGTTCTCCCATATTGGTATTGCCACAGGACCGCCTGTTGACGGTCGGGTTCCTACGATCGAGGGCAACACCGATGGCCAAGGCTCGAGAGAAGGCGGCGCGGTTCTCCGCAAGTCCCGCCGTGTTGAACAAATCAAATGCAGAATCCGCTTCACCGTCTAGCATGACTCTCTTTCAAACCCTCGGAACTCCCGACCCGACGCAGCGGATCTTCCGCATCACGGTGCAGGACATCCACATCAAGCCTTCAAACTTTCCTACGCTCGGCGTAACTTACGCGAACTGGGCGTTTGATGCTAAGGAACGCCTTGATGATGGCTGGAATGCCTACGTCTACATCGGCCCTGATGAGGCACCTGTGGGGCGCTCTGCCTTTCTCTTCGGCCCTGCCACAGCAGGCACTGCGCGAACCCGTACAAATATCATCGAGAGCTACCCTTGGCCAGACGTGCTAACAGCTATTGTTGCCCAGCCTAAATACCACGTCTCTGGCTATGTGGCTGACTACTTCTGGGTGCCCACGCTGAAGACTTACAACGGCCCAACCAAGACAGTCATAACGGAGATTTGGTCCGCACAGCCTCATACTATTACCGTTCCGGCGACAGTGATGAAGCCACTGCCTATTGACATTCTTTACTATCAAAACGAATACCATCTTCACCCTACACTCCATCCATCCTACGGCCCGGTGGACCTCGTTACCGCGGGCTCAATAGACCATCCAACCTGGGGAGATACTGGAAACCTCGGTTATACCATCCCTGCTACGACAGTAATCGACTGGCCCTCTACCGTCACCATCTCTGATCGCCAGGAACCAGAAGCCGGTGGCTGGCTAAGGAGAAGTGTAATCGCCTACGCCCCTGGAACATGAACGCTTACTCTAGTCTTCAAAGGATCCCCGATTGGGATTATCTGCGGAACATTGATCGGCCTGCGATTGCGTTTGCCGAGTTTCAAGGCGGCGCCGAGAGTGCAGAAACACCGTCGCCGCGAGTTGTTATATCATCTGGTGTGGGGTCTTTTATTGGCCCCGCAGGACCCGCGGGTCCCACAGGTCCTACAGGCCCCACCGGTCCACTTGGTCCTACAGGTCCTACTGGTCCTACAGGTCCCACCGGAGTTGACACTGCAACAATTATTGCCACTGCAACTGCAGCCGAGCCAGACGTGTCCGTCGCTTTGGTGGGAACTGATCTTCAGTTTAACTTTACGCTTTATGCCTTGGCTGGCGCTGATGTTGTCAGTAGCACCACAGGCCCTGCTAGCTCCGCCAGTGTAGAGTTAAATATAGCCACTAACATGCTTGAGTTTGAGTTCACCTTTGGCCCTGGCCCCACTGGCCCTGCTTTGGGCGCAGCCATTCACTCGGTAGGCACCGGAGAGTCAGCTGAAGCCTATGTCGAGGTGATTGACGATGTGCTTCAATTCGACTTCACCCTCCCTGTTGCTATCACTGATGCCTATGTGATCGCCACAGCCACTGGCCCTGCGGAGGCTTCGTGCTCGTTGGCTGGGACTTCGGTAGGATTTTACTTTACACTGCAGGAGGGACCCACGGGGCCTGATGGACCTGAAGGACCCGCTGGACCCACAGGCCCCGCAGGTGATCCTGGTCCCACTGGTTCCACTGGTTCCACAGGCCCCACCGGCATCGGAACTGGCACAGCCTCTATTACCTATGTCGATTCCATCAACTTTGGAACATCCAGTTACACCACCCAGACCATCACCGTCGTCATCCCATGAAGTTATCTGTTGCAATTATTTGTAAGAATGAGGAAAAGCTCATCGCCCGCGCCCTCCTTTCCGTGAAGACTGCGGATGAGATTGTGATCCTCGATACTGGGAGCACAGATGAGACTGAATGCGTGGTTGCTAGTTTGGGCCTGCCCAATGTGCGGTTTCTGAAAGAGCTTTATACCTGGAAGGATGACTTTTCCGACGCCCGCAACGCTTCCTTATCTCACTGCACTGGTGACTGGGTTCTTTGTCTTGACGCTGATGACTTCATGTCGGAAACTTCGGTGAGTGAAATCCGTTCCACGCTAGAAGCGGCCCCTTGGTCGCGGCGTACTTACAGCTGTCTAATCTCTGACGAAGGCAACACACAATACACCTATGTCTACCCAAAGATCATCCGCCTCAATGCGGGCGTGAAATTCACGGGGGCCTGCCACGAAGGGACTAACATCAACGACATGGGCGCGCCAGTGGGCCGTATGTTTCTCGGGCACTCCGAAAACCACAACACCGATCCAAATCGAGTTCTTCGCATACTTTCAAAAGAGCTAGCCTCTAACCCATTAGCCCCTCGGCTGAACTACTACGCGGGCAGAGAACATTTACACAGCAAGAATTATCTAGCTGCCGTTCATCATTTTGAACTTTGCATCAAGCATTCCAGCCACCTAGCGGAGCGAGCTGACGCTTATCTCTATCTCTCCAAGCTTTACAGCCATCTGAAACGCTCCGATGACGCTCGCACTGCCTGTTCTCAGGCCCTCGTTATCAACGCTAACTTCAAAGAGGCTCTTATTTTTATGTCCAAACTCTCCTTTGAACATAACGCAAGGCAATGGCGTGCAATGGCTGAGCTGGCCACTAATGAAGGAGTCCTCTTTGCTCGCAGTCTTGCTTAACCTCCGTAACAATATTTGACCCACGTCAAGGCACTTAGCTAGAATCCTCCCATGACCATCCCCACCACCGTTGACCCAGATCTACAGGACCGTCTTTCCAAGCTCCGCCGTCTTCGCCAGCTCCGCTCAGCCTATGGCCTTTACGCCTATCGCCCGCACTCCAAGCAATCCCTCTTCCACGCCGCCGGCAATCACAAGCGCCGTTACCTCCGCACAGGCAACCGCTTCGGCAAGTCCACCTGCGGTGCTGCTGAGGACGTCGCCTTCGCCATCGGTGCGAGACTGTGGCTTGATGAATCTGACCCCGTGCGTAGTCTTGGAATACCCAGTAGGTCCACTAAAGGGTTAATTTTAGTGGCGGATTGGGATAAGGCGAGCGAGGTTTTCACGAATCGTGAAGAGGGGCAGGCTCAAGGGAAGCTTTTCAAGCTGATTCCAAAGGATCGTATTGGCCATGTTCATAAGAATCAAGCGGGAGAGATCTCGATGATTGAGGTTAAGAATATCTTCGGGGGGGTGTCGACGATCTATTTGGATACGGTTAAGAGTTATATGAGCAATCCCTTGGGCCAGGAGTCCTCCCAGTGGGACTGGATTCATGTGGATGAGCCGATTCCGAAGAAGATGTGGGAGGCTAATGCACGTGGTCTCATCGATACCCACGGAAGCGCTTGGTTTACTTGCACGCCGATCAGCGAGCAGTGGATTAATGAGGAATTCTTGCCGGTTAAGCTGATGAAGAATTCGTTTGAGCAAGGGTTTGTGTGGGAGAAAGGCGATTTGAAGAAGGACTCTCGCCCGTGGACACTCACGGGTTCGTCCTATGACAACACCACGGTGTCGAAAGAAGGGATTGATGACTTTTGCTCTAGCCTTGATACAGCTACTCGGCAGAGCCGCATCTATGGTCTTCCTAAAAGCTCGCAAGGACTTGTCTATCCAGAGTTTGACCAAGATCGTCATGTTTATACTGATTTGCCTATTGGGTGGAAAGATTTTGACCAACCGCCAGCTAACTATACGATCCGAGTTTTTATCGACACCCATCCGCGCACACCCCATGCGGTGCACTTTTGGGCAACTGCGCCGACTGGGCAGGCTTTTCTTTACAATGAAATCTTCTCTACCTTTGATGGATTGATTTCTGGGCTGTGTGGTGGGATCATTGAGACCCTTGGCACACGGGTTCCCCATGGAATCTTCATTGAACCGGCCGCTTTTACCCCCAATCCCACCGATGGGAGGTGTTTTGCGGATGTTTTCCTGGAGCACAATCTTGAGGTTGAACCAGCCCCCAAGGAGCTTCGCTCGGGGATCACGAAAGCCAAGCAGGCACTCAACCAGCCGGGATTCATTTACGTTAATTCCTGTTGCACGCGCACTCTCAAAGAGTTCTACACCTACGTGTGGGATAAAGACAAAGAAAAACCAGTTGACAAAGACGACCACATGATGGAATGTTTCTACCGCGCCTGCACGATTGGCCTTGAATGGGCTGATCCACAGGACGCGAAATACGACCAGCGGGTGCTGCGTTACTCCAATGAAACCTGTGACTTAACTTCCTTTAGTGGAGGAAACCTTTCCCGCATAGCTGCCTAACTTTATGGAACTTAATGATTACAACGCTGTTCTTCAGCAATTAGTTTCTATTCCCGGCTTACAAGAGCAATTACAGAAGCAGTTTGGCCTAAGCGCTGCCATGTCAGTAATCAATAGAAATTCGCGGCCGCCTACAGATCCTTTAAGTGAGTTTAATTTGAGTAAAGGGATGACAACAGCCGCAGCTCTTATGACTGATGATGAAATTCAGGCTTTGCCTTATCAAACTGGATCGGCTCCTGGGCAAACTTGGCCTGGTGATCCGAATTGGAAAGGCCAGCCAAAGGCAAATCCAGCACGAGAAGCCATGATTCTTAACTATTTGCGCCAACAGCCTGGCTTCCAGGTTCCTAAATTCCAGTTGCCTAAAGCTCCAATGCTCCAATGACCCCCGAAATCACAAAGCTTCTCTCCCAGGAGATCGAACCACCGATGATCGCTGCCCTCCGGCAGTATCTCGTGAAGAGCGTTAACCGCTCGCGGTCATCCATGTCCAAGTTCTACACGGATTGGGACAAAGCCCTGGACGTTTACCGCTCGGTGCGTTCCCGTGATGCTGACGATGCCCGCGCACGCAACAAACGCGAGCCGGAGAAGATGACAGTGCCGATGTCATACGCCCAAGTCAACACTCTCGTCACGTTCCTGTTCCTCGCCTACACCCAGAAAGACTCCATCTTTGAACTGTCCCCCACCGGCAGTGAGGACTACGGCAAGGTCCGTGACGCCTGCCAAGCTGTGATCGACCGTGAGCTCCGCCAAACCAACTACCAGTCCAAGCTCGTCGCCGCACTGCTCGACATGGCCCGATTTAACATCGGGGTTATGAAAACCTCGTGGAAATATGACTCCTTTGAAGTCGAGCCTGAGATCGACGCTCTGTCAATGCTCTTTGACCTCAACTCCGGGATGTCGTTAGAAAGTCCCCAAGGTTTGTCAGCGCCGATGACCGAGGAAGTGATTGCTTACGAGGGCAACTATGTGGAGAACATTTCCCCGTGGAGCTTCTTCTACGACACGCGGTTGCCGCTTGCTCGCTGGAAGGAAGGGCGCTTTGCTGCTGATGAGACTACTTTTCACTTTCAAGACCTTCGGGAAATGGAAGAGAATGGGAAGCTGGCTGGTACGGAGCATATTAGCCCTTTCCTCCGGGAGCATTGGGGTAAGCGGGCTGAGATGAACCGGCTCACGGGGATTGAACCTGCTGCACAAAAGAAGGGCGCGGCTAATAAAGACTATATGGTGGCGGTTACCACGGTCCAGGCCAAGATTGTGCCTAGTGACTATGAGCTAACCGACAGCAAACAGCAGGAACTGTGGGTTTTCACGCTGGCGAATGACAACCGGATGCTTTCCGCTGAGCCGTTGAACGCTCCACATCGGGAGTTTACATATGACATCTTGACAATGTCTCCCGATCAGCACACGGAGCTGTCGGACAGTCTTTCGATGCTTATTGACCCCATGCAGGAGGTGGTTACTTGGTTGTTCAATGCCCGCATCGCTGCGGTGCGACAGAACATTGAGGGTCGAATTGTTGTTGATCCCACGTTTGTTGACGTTGCCACCCTGACCGCGGGGAACAAGTATATCATGATGAAGAAGAACACCCCAAGGCTGGGTGTTGATAAGTTCTTGCAGCAGCTTCGCACGGTGGACCCTACCACAACACACTTGCAAGACGCTGAGTCGATCATGCGGATGATGCAGACGGTCAGTGGTGTGAATGAGAACTCAATGGGCCAGGTTGCCACGGGTCGCCGGAGTGCTACCGAGAACCGTGCAGCCAATGCTGGTGCAGCTTCCCGCATGAAGCTTAACGCCATTACAATTTGGATGGACGCGCTATCTCCACAGGGGCGGAAGATGTTGCTTAATTGCCGACAGGATCTGTCCTTTGAGACTTTCGAGAAAATCCTCGGGCCGATGGATGCGGCTGAGGTGTGGGACCTGTTCCATCCTATGAACCCTGCGATGCTGGTGGCTAATGAGGACTATTTCTCCTATGATGGCACGCTGTCCAGCGAGAAGAACTACATCGCACAATCGCTTCAAGAGCTTATTGGTATCCTTGCTTCCAACCCTGAGGTGCTCGCCTCCACCGGCCTAGACCTCGTCGCGATGATTGAGGAAGTCCAGTCCCTCCGGGGTATCAAGAATCTTTCCCGCTTCCGTCTCCCACCCCCACCACCAGTCAATGAACAATCCCTCGCCCCAGGAGGCTCACCGTCAGGTGCGTCAGTCGCTGCTCTCCCTGGAGCAGTTAATCCAGAATCCGGAGTTTCAGCTCTTCTTAGCTGAGAATGAGGAGAAGAAAGCCCAGAGCCTTCTTACTCTCCTCAATATTACTCCATCTAACCTGGAAGACTTCATAACCCGCGAGCGCCTTATCGGTGCTCTGTCGGAACAAGAATACTTCGCTACGTTTTTCACGCAGCGCAATCAAGAGCTTCAAGCTCTACTAACCCCACAAAACCCACAATAATATGCCTGCCATAAATGATGATCTCGATGAAGATCTCGATGAAGACGTTGATCTTCAAACCACAGAGGTTGAAGACGATCTCGATGAAGACGAGGAGCCCACAGTGCCCGCCTTCACTCCTGCCGATGCCGCTCGCTTCGGCGTTGAGGCTGCTCTTGCAGCCCAACGACAACAGCCCCAACAGTTCTCCCAAGAGGAGATCGACATAAGGCTCCAACGCTTCAAGGTCACCGAGGATCATATCAAAAAGATCTTCGACGCTGAAGCCCCACCGGCGGCTAAAATGGCCGCTCTTCAAGAAATGCTCGATGGTGCAGCGCGACACGCTGTGACCTCCAGCCAGGTGCTCATGCAGGGCGCCCTCTCCCCAATGCAACAGCAAGTTGCAGCCTTCGACGCTTTCCAGCGCGATGCCAAAATCAAGACGCTCACGAAACATGTTGAGACAAAGTTCCCAGCTCTGGCAGGGAAGAAAAAGGTGATCACTGATGCTATCCAAGAACTGCTCGCCAGCGGATATGCTCCACCTAACGGCTCCAAAAGTGCCGTTCAGACCGCCATTGCTAAACTCGCTGGACAAAAGATCCGTGCTGTCGACCCGACGTTCTCCCTCAAAGGTAACGCCCAGCGGCAAGCATCCAGCATTGGAACCCGCCGCTCCTCAGGTCCTGCCCCAGTGCAAGGCTCCTCCGGTGCGAGGTCATTCCTGGATCACCTTCATTAACAAACAATTCAATAACACAACAATATGCTCGGACTAATGTCGTCCTCAGACCTTGAGGCAACGTATTCAGAAAAATCAATTCGCTCTATCTTTTGGAAATATCCACAAGGTAAAGCTATCTTCACTTACCTTCTTTCTTTGATGGAGAGTGACGAAACGGACAAGCCGAAATTCGGCTGGTGGGAACAGGCACACGAACACGCGGAAAGCACCACGCTCACCTCTGGCTCCCTCGGCGGCGGTGGGGCAGGACCGTTTACCAATAGTGCGCTGACGGTGTCGGCGGCTGCTGCTGGTTGGACGTTCACCGCCGGCACATCCTACGGGGTGTTTGTCACAGATGCGAGTAAGTTCCGCGTCGATGATGTCGTGTGGTTTAAACGCGTGCCAAACGCTGCGGCCAATGCATTCCTTGAACTCAAGGGCACGGTTACTGCGCTGGACACGACCGCCAACACGCTGGTTATCCGCGCGCTCGCTACCGTTGCAAGTGTCACAAATGACACCGATGGTAACGGCCTGACACTTATGGTAATCGGCAAAGCCAGTGCGGAGAACGATCGCTCCCGTCAGGGTGGTTATAAGTTCCCGGTGGAGATTGAGAACTACACTCAGATCTTCCGTGAGACCATTGGACCGTTCAGCCGTAACTCCTTGAAAGAGGGTCAACGGTTTGATAAGTCGGGTGTGTATGAGAGCGCGGTTAAGCAGGGTGCCCTGAGGGTCACCGAAGCTATGGAAATGGCTTGCTTCTTCTCGCATCGTTCGGTCGCCACGGTGACCAACCAGAACGGCCAGTCCACTCCGAATCGGACGATGGGTGGTATCCTGTGGTTCCTCGAACAGTATGAAAAGGGTGACATCGGCAACGGTGGTATCTTTGATTACCGTCTCGGCGGTGATGACATCACGTCGTCCAGCTGGGCCACTGAGGAACTCAAGCGTGTGATTAAGATCAACGGGGCGGTCACTTGTGACCAGTTGGAAATGCTTGCACGTCGTGCGTTTGACAACACCGCTGACAGCGGATTTGAGAAGATCATGCTTTGCGGCCCGACGCTCTACAATGTGTTCCAGAAGTACTTCAAGCTTAACAGCTACAAGACCACCACGTTGAGGACCAAGGAAGAGTCCTACGGGATGAACATCACTGAGTGGGAATCGCCATCTGGCATTCTCTATCTCAAGAGTCATCCTCTGTTCCAGCGCACGTCTCTCCGCTCTAGTGGCTTTGTCATTGACATGGGCTGCACGGGCTGGACGGATTTCCAGGACAGCGAGCTGACTCTGCTCAAGAATCGCCAGAACAACGACGATGACGGCCGCAAGGACGAATATCTCGGTGAAGGTGGTCTTGTGCTCAAGGCTCCAGAGAACCACATGTACCTGGAGGGCATCACTGACGTTACAGTGTAATTTATGGCTGATCTTGCTTCCTCCGCCGTTACAGTCTCCACAGGCTGGATTAACATGGCGACACCAATTAAGGTCACTTACAAGCAGCTTACGCTTGTATTGACAGGCCAGGGCGATGCGACCGACACAATCGACGCAGCAACTCTGGGATTTACGAAACTGCTGGGTTCCACGTGGGCGCAAGAGAGTGATGACTCTCGTGCATTGCCGACGTGTCCATCCTATGCAGGTGCGTATTTGTTCTTCTACAACCCTGCAAATGCCACCGACGCAAGTCGTGACGATCCCTACGCCGCAACCGGCACCTTCAGACTGACCGTCTGGGGAGTCTAAACTCAAACCCACAAACACAACACACAATGAAAACTGCAATGGATAGCTATGATGGCGCGCCTTCAAAAGCCCGCGATGTGAAAGACACCAAGATGCTGGAGCCAGGAGCTCGCGAGAGCGCCAAGCGCACCACCGGCACGCCTAACAATGACCGCTCAACGGTCAAACATAAGGCATTTGGCGCTCTGGGCGTTCGAGGCCACGCATAACCCGTAACAACCTGAGGTAGCCCTATGACTATTGGACAGATCAAAGCTCTTGTTGCCAAGTATCTCCACAAGCCGGTAACGGACTTCGTGGCTGGGACTGGCGCCACAGAGGTGGACATGCTGCTATTAGCGTTAAACAACGCGAGAAAAGCCGCTGAGAAGTTCCACGACTTTTCTGTCTGCCGGAAACGGGGCTACCTCTCTATTACCACGTCGGCAAGCTGGGCCACGCCGACTTGGTTTTCCGTCCCATCGCCCACCGTGGTGATGAGGAAGGTGAAAAACTGGTCCCTGAGGTGCTCTGGCACTTCAGCCGATGGGGAGTTTGGCGGAGTGGATCGGGTTCTACGGGCAGTGACCCAGGACCAGCTCGCTCAAGTCTATGCTCGCCAAGATTACATGGACGCTCCGATGCACGCGGCAGACCGCTATGCAAGTGATGCGTCGGTTTCGACGAGCGATGATCCGCTGTTGAGCCAAAATTTCGTTATCATCGACGGGCAGAGGGCTTCGCTGAATCCTGTGCCCACAGCTGCTCAGACCGTCATTGTTGATGGGTATTTCTGGTGGACCGATTGGAGCCTCGATGCTAACACCGATTGGTGGACCACGTATGGGAGTGAATACTTGATTTTCCAAACAATGGTTGAGGCTAACAGGTTGAACTCTCTCTTTGTGTCCAACTTAGAAGGTGCGCTTCCTCCGCCGATTAAGGAGGCCAAGGAGGCGCTCGCTGGCCTCATCTCTCTCGATCAAGACTCAACTGAAGGCTCAATTCACATTTCTGACTTATGAATCCTAATATCAACTACGATCCAATGGGGCAAGCAATGCAGATGCTCCAATTTCTTAATCAACGCAGGGCGCAACAAGGCAATCTGGAGCTTGGACAACAGGAGCTTGCCCTCCGCCAGCAGCAAATGGCTCAGCAGGGCCAACAGTTTGACCAGCGGCATATGTTTGACGAGCAGCAGTTCGCCCAGCAGGGGGAGCAGTTCAACCGCAGGCAAGGGTTTGATGAGGAAAGTTGGCGGGCACAGCAAGAACGCAACGCTAAACTAGACCCTATGCAACTGGCCGCTATGCAGTTGCAGCAAGAGGAAGCTAAGGTTAAGCTGGCTGCCCTTCCACGGCAACTGGCTATGGAAGAGGGGAACTATGGCATGCGCGGGGTTGAATTGACCCAGCGAACTGGACAACAGGGCCTGATGCAGGATGAGCAAACTATTAATATGTTGGGATTGCTGCCTCCAACCATTAATCCAGTAACCAAGCAGTATAGCAATCCTGCAGAAGCAATTCTTCGTGCGATGCTTATGAAACGAGGCATTGATCTAACTCCGCCTCCGCTTTCTCCCAACGACCAAGCTCGGCTTAACATTCTTCCTAAATAACAACTTCACAAACTAACAATATGGGCAGCAAAATCGAATGGACAAAGGACGCACAAGGTAACTGGGTTAAGTCGGAAACGGCGACACCGCAGCAAGACCGTAAGACCGTTGCACGGGTTAAATCTCGCAGGCAGCAACCTCAACAGCAAAACAACTCCGGCGTGGACGAAATCAATGCTCTCTACCGTGGGATGCAGGGGATGCCATCGCCACAGGGATTCAAGAAGCCCATCGTCCGCCGCACGATGTCTGGCAACATTGAAGGTCAGGGCACGCTAGAAGGCCTGGACAAGTTCTACGGCCAGAACCCTCATCTTAAAGGTGCCGCCGACCGCCAAGCTCAATACGACGCCCAAGGCAAGCGCGACATGCTCGGTAATGCGCAGTCTGCCATCCAGGAGCGCAAGGCCCTCCGTGGAATCCAGTCAGCTAATCCCAACTTGGTAAAGGGGAATGACGGATACATGTCGCTGTTTGATGGGAAGGGTGGGGTGATTGGGACTACGAAGCCTGTGAGGTCTAATGAGCCGTGGAGCCAGGATAATGCTATCAACCGTGGCACGGCCACGCGAGGCGAGCAAGCTGGATTCCGTGATGCGATGGCCAACACCGCTCGTTCCAGCGCTGGCAGTGAGCTCTTCGTCCCTCCTGCTCCTAAATCTTCCTCACCTGGTGTCACTCCTAACGCGGCATTGGCTGGACGCGATGGGAGTGCGGGAGCACCGGGTGGGGATCTCTTCCAGGGTTATAAGAATCCTAGCTTACCTTCTTCACCTACTTCGCGTGGTGATCCTGATGTTCCACAAGGACCACAGCTCTTCCGTAACAATATGGAGAGTATGCAGAATGATGCTAGGAATGTTAGCCCTTTTGAGCACCGTGCGCCTTATATGCCACCTGAGCTTGCACAATTTAATGGTCCAACGCCTCTTTCCTTTGATCAAACAGCAGCCCTTAGTAAATTGAAAGGCTACGGTGGAAACATGAATGCAAGAATTTCAGACATCTGGCCTGGAGTGAATGACTATGATTACTTGCAGTTACTATTCCCTTGGATCAATCCTGCGGACTATCAAGGAACGAACTCCTTGCTTGATGCTTATCGCAACATTGCTCGCTAACCCACCTCCCCCATGCCCACCTTCCAGCAAATCTACAACAGTTTCAACGAGGCTAAAACCCAAGGCATCGTCACGCCTGAGGAGTCCCTTGCGACTTATGCCCGCAGGGCGATGAACCTTACTGGTGATCCGAGCTATCAGAGCGTGGCGGAAGGTGGGTGGCTGGGGAATTCGTTGCGCTCAAGAAGTGCTGATCTTTCCAACCTTGTTGAAAGCGGCCCTGTGGATGAATGGACAAGTTCCGCCACCGGCTGGTTGGGTGATCAGTTCGGGATCAATCCAGACACCTCCCGCTCGGTGGGCAAGAGCCTTCCCCGCATGGCGGTTGATATGCTGCCAATGACAGTTGGCGCTGCCGTGACTGGCGGTGCAGCTCCAATCGCGGGGGCCATTGGCCTCGGAGCTACGAGCCTTCTCAGCGGGGCTAACGCTTATGAACAGTCTGGCCGCCCATTGGATGCAGCCATTGGCTTAGCTGCTCCGTCAGTTGGTGGTGCACTGTCACGGGCTGGATCAACAGCGGCGCTGAACCTTGCAGCTCGGTCGAAGGTTCTGCAAAACATGGGCTTTACTGGAGGGACTAAATGGACTGGACAAGCTCTCAATGCAGCGGATGATGCGATTCTCAAAGGCCAAGGCTTCACTGACGGCCTCATCGGCCAGACCACCAAATCCTTCACCCGCCTTGACCGCCCAATGGATAAAGTCCTCGGTTATCTCGGTGGTGAGGCTGCTGCAAACGTGGGTTTCACTGGGCTTGACGTGATCCAACAAGGCACCGATGCGGTGTTCAATAGGGACTATCTGTTCGCCAATCTCGTGTCCAACATTCCGTTCGGCGTGGCTGACCTTGCTGGCTCGATGGGAAATCGTCAGATTGGCCAAGCTACTTATCAATCCCCTGAAGCTCCTTCGGTCTATCTTTCCCAAGGCGAACAGCGCGCCGTTGAAGCCGCAGCTGCCTTTAAACTCTTCCGTGATGACCCTATCAAGCAGCAAGAACTCCGCCGGAAATACGGCCTTGACATTGCGGACATCACCATGAGGTCGTCGGACATTCGGGACGCCCTTAACGCGAAGAAATTCGGACTGCCAGAGGAAGAATCCAAGTTCGCTGCTGAGTGGAATGCCTTCCGTGACAGCGTGCCTGAAGCCCAGGCCATGTTCCCGGCTATCCAGCGCGGTGGAGCCTTTGGTTCTGAATGGGTGGGAATGAAAGAAGTCCTCGGTAATAAGGAATTACCGATAGACGCTCAGAAGATCGTGGATAAGTTTGAAGCTGGGAAGGCGGTGTTGGATGCGAAGTATAATGCAGCGGTGGGCAAGATGGCCACGCCAATCAATCTTGACGAGAGCCTGCCACGGGTGCTGATGGATTTGAACCTGGGAGAATTCCTTGACACTCCCATCGACCAGCGGGACTATGCCGCTGCGCTGAAGAGTTCGTTCCTGTCACTGGACGGGGTTGATCTTGTGCGGGATATTCACCGCCAACAAGCGGGATTGGAGCCTTTGAACAAGCAGTTGTTCCAAGAGTATCTAGACCTGTATGCGGGCAAGCCGATGAACTTCACGCCGGATAAGCGGGTGGAGTTGGCGGTGGCTGCGAGCTTGGCGAGGGGTGCGGTGCCGGATATGGCTAAAGTCCGCAAGGCTGCTAAGCAGGCTCGACGTGAGGGACAGAAGAATCCTGTCGAAGCTGGGATCAAAGAGATGGAGGCAGACAATGCTCCAATGATGGAACCTGTTGTGCAGAAAGGCCTTTCAGAGCAACTAGGTAAACTCCAGGCCGAATTTGATTCGCTCTCTAGCAAGCTCACTCAAGCACAGACAGAAGGTCGTCAGCAGGATTTGACTGGCCTGCAAGAGCAACAGACTGTTATTTTGGATCAAATGGATCAAGCACATGCTAGGCAGGCTGCTTTTGATGAGCTTAGAAAAGTTAAACCGGAGGTGAAAGCTGAGGTTCCTGTGGAAGCTGCGATTCCTCAAGTTGAACCCACAACTATAGAACGCTTGGTTGCTTCCATGCCTCCCGCTTGGACGCCGGAAGTCCGCGCTGTGGTTGAACAGTTTTACAGAACTGGCGATGACACTTTGCTGCGCCCGCTTGGTAACACAACAGCAGCTAAGGCTGCAAGGCGTAATCTAATCGAGGCATCTCCTGAGTATGATGCTCGGACGAAAGCGGAGTCTGAGGCTGCGATTAAGAAAGAAGCTAGGGATAAAGCTATCCGTGAAAAGCCTTCGGTTAAGATCGACACGGGGGAGGACCCGTTGCTCACCAAGATTCTCTCCGATAACAAGATCGAGCAGGAAGTCATCCCGCTTGATGGGGACTTCTTCCGCGCAGAGGACTGGGCTAAGGCTGTGGACCAGAATGGCACGGAGCACTTGGTGCCGCTGCCAGATGGGGAACTCCAGCGGGTGGAGGCGTTTGCGAGGAATATCATGTCGAAGGTTGTGCAGGAAGGCTCGCCCGCTTGGGGCATGGACTTGGTGGATTTGGCGAAGCTGCTGAATAACCCGGAGGTGCTGTATAGCGGGGTGGGGAAGATGGTGAGTGCGAAGGGTGACACCCAGTTCGCCCGTGCATCTGCCGGTTCGTTTGACTTTGGGATGGCGGAGGTTCGCAACGGTGCTATCCAGCGCCCAAACGGTAAACCACTGGCTGGTGATAAGCAGGGGATGATGACAGAGCTGGCGTTCAGAGTGAACGGTGGGGATCTTGGCGCGCCCTTGCAGAAAGATGAAGTAGCGTTTTATAAGCAACTAGTGCCGGAGGCTTTTGGGAAAGACTCAAGAGGGGAAGATGCCGTGCATTTGCAGAAGCTGTGGGACGGGCTGGGGAAAGTGGGTGAGCAGGTGAAGGTGGTGACGTATGGGCAGGATGGCAATTCCAGTGAGGCAAAACGTAAGCTGGATAAGTTAACACACGACTGGTTTGACACGCTTCCTCAGAAGGCGCAGGCTGATGTGCAAGGCTTTATCAATAATGTCGAGTTTCCCGACATTCAGAACAAAATCAGTCAGAGGCTCTTTGTTGACTTTGGCGTGAGACCAGAGACCGTTTCTGAGTATGCCACTTTAAGCTCTCAAGTCGCCAAAGAACCCCGCGACACCGGCCCACGCGCAACCGCCTACTACAACACCATCTCCCCATTCGACACGAAGAAGTATCCTGTGGTGCGGGTGGATGTGGTGTTACCAAATAAACTTGGTGAAAACCAAGAGTTTGTAAAGCAAGAACAAGAAGCTATTCAAGAGTTGCAGCGCAGAAATTATTCTCCTGTTCGAGATCAAGAAGGCAGAATTGTTAAGCTCAAAGACAATACGGCTGGACAAGAAGTCGAGCTTAACAATCTTTCTGTTGCTCTTAATAGTGTTGTTGAATCTGCAAATGAGGCCAGTATACTGAAAAGTCGCAATAAAGACAAAGAAATTACATTGTGGCACCCCGACA